ACTTCAATCACTTTTCCATTTAATCCTATTTTTGCAAAACTTGCCATTATGTTGTGTAACTCCCTGAGCCATTAAATTGCATTATTGTATTTAGTCCACTTGTTGTTACTGTTGGACTTCCTGTTGTTGTACCAGAATATTGAGTAGTTGGAATACTTAAAATAACTACACCTTTACCACCTTCTCCTCCTCTATCATCTCCAATATAAGCGTGACCTCCACCTCCACCACCACCTAAATTAGCAGTTCCATCTGTTGCGGCAACATTCTGTTCTAAAGCACCATTACCACCACCACCAGAGCCTCCTGTTCCACCAGAAGATGGAGAACCTGTTGCATTTCTTGCACCTCCTCCACCACCTCCAGCATAAGTAACCGAAGAACCTGTTATTGAAGAAGCAGTACCATTTCCACCATTTCCACCAATTGCTGTAGTACTACCAGTTCCACCAGTAGCACCAGCACCTCCTCCTCCTCCACCAACGTGTGTAGGAGCAGAATTAAGACCATCTGCACCATCATTTCCTTGACTTGGAGATGTACTAGGTGTGTTTCCAGCTTGAGCAGTTGTTGATCTACTAGAGCCTCCACCACCAGAACCACCTGATGTTCCATCACCCTCTCCATTACCCCCACCTCCTCCTTCAGAAGTGATTGTTGTTAATCCAGAACCTGAAATTGATGAATTGCTACCCTTACCTCCAGCCGCATCATTAACTGATGCACCACCATCTCCAACTGTTACTGTAATTACTGTTCCTAATGCTATTCCTGTTTCAGCTGAGGTTCTAAAGCCTCCAGCACCTCCTCCTCCACAACCACCACCTGTTGGATATGGGGTTGTAAGCATTGAACCACCAGCACCTCCACCAGCTACTACTAAAAAATCAATATCAGCACTTTGTGGAGTTTCTAAAGTTACATCATCATCTACTAATGGAATCCAACCTTTTGTTGCACCTGAATAAACTATTCTTACTGATTGACCATCAACATCATATTCTGGGTTGGGAGATGAACTTCCTTGAAAGTTTAAACCATTAGGGTTTATCGTAACATTATTTGTTCCCCAATTTCTTGCATAATCTGAAAATTCTATAGTATCTCCAACACTTGCTGAAGCAGGAAGTGTAACAGTACAGGCATTTGAAGTCGTATCAATCCAATATCCATTTCCAGCTACTGCTGATAAAGTTGTTCCTGTTACAATACTTGATTGCCAATTAGTTCCACCAGCAACATCTCCAAAAGATAAATTGCCTGAACCATCTGTAATTAATGCTTGTCCATTAGTTCCATCTGCTGTTGGATAAGATAAACCATCTATAATAACTTTGCCTGTTCCATCAGGTGTGAATGTAATATTTCCATTTGCACTTGATATAATTGAATTTCCATTAACATCTAAATCTTGACTTAATGAACTTATTGTAACTGTGCTATCTAACCAATTAACTGTATTAGCTGAATAATCTAAAGTTGCTAAAGATATATCATCTGCACCATCATAAAATTTTAAAGTTGGAGAAGATGCTGAAGTTGTATCTAGCCAAATTGTTCCAGCAACTGCTGAACTTGGTCTTGATGTTCCTGAATTAGAAGTATTGATAGCCTCTAATACAGAGTTTAAATCTGATCTAAAACTTGGGAATGATTGATTTGCTATATCGTAATCGTGTTGTGCCATGTTGTTCTTATACTCCTTTTAAAAGCCTTTTGCAATATAATCAAATGTACGACTTATTGCTGTACCACCTGAATTTTTGAATGTTAAGTCGAAGCCATTTATTGTTTTATTTTCAACCAAGAAGAAATCTCCTGTGGCTAAATCTTCGCCTGTAATTCCAACCGCATAATTAACAGATTTAAATGGATTTGTAAATGTTACAGTATATGTTCCAGCACCTGAAGTTATATCATTACCACTAAATATTCTATCAGGCATATCTACTGTTACTGTTACTTGCTGAACTACAGGTGTTGAAGCACCATCTCTTGAAATTAAAACAACTCTGAATTTAAGGTATCTAGCAGTATAATTTCCTATTACAAAATTTTGGAAAGCAGTATAAGTAATATCATCATCTGATGTTGCTATTTCTAAATGTGCTTCAGAGTTAGCTGGTGCATCTCCATCAAAATTAGAACTTTGGCTATCAAATAATCCTGTTCTACTGTCAAACAAATCATCAGGATTTGATGCAGTTTGTTCTAATGTTGCAGTAACTCTAACTGTATGTTTAGCACCTATATCAATAGTATTTGCAAACACATAATTACCACTCGATACAAAGTCAGCATTACTTACACCTGAATCAAAAAATCTATCTGTTTCATCATCAAAATCTCCACTAGCACTATCAAACAACTCTGAAGAATTTAATTGAATTGAATTATCTATAATAACTGTATCATTATTTGTTCCATCAAAATCAGGGTGTTCATTAATTGTTGAAATAGTATTATGATTAACTGTATCAGTTACATTAGAAATAATTGCAGTAGCATTAGAACTAAAGTTTCCAAGTTTATCTACTGCCTTAATAAGATAAGTTCCAGCTCTAGCTGGTACAGAAATTGAAGTTGCTGGTCGAGATACTTTAGAAACTAAATTAACTGAGTTCTGCCAATCAGCAGTTCCATTTGTAGATGTTGAATACCTTAATTGATAATAAGCTAAATCTAAATCAGGTATTTGATTCCATGATAAGTGAGCCTCTTGTCCTACAATATTACAAGAAAAATCTGTAACATCACTTGGTGGTTCAATAGCACCAATAATTGTTCTTTGTGCTGATACATAAGTTGATGAAACTCCTAGACTATTTACAGCTTTAACTCTTACATCATAAGTTTCTTGGTCAATTACATTTAAAACTCTGTGATTTAATCCACTTCCTTGTGCATAAATAATAAAATCTGAATCTGTACTTCTTTTGTACTCTACTTGGTAATAATCAATAAAGCTATCTGGAGAAGCACCTATTGATACATCTAAAGCTACAATTACAGTTCCATCATTATATTCAATTAGGGTATCATCTAGTGTTACACTTGCTGGTGGTTGGATTGTGAATGGATTAGGTAAAGTTGTAGTTGGTACTGTTGGTGCTTGTACTTTTGTTGCCCAAGTATAATGTGAATCTTGATGTTCTACTAAAGTTAAAGATACTGTGAAATCTTGATTAAAAGTCATTCCTAAAATTCTAAAAGGTTTTGCAGAAAATCCTAAAGAAGAATGTGTTACATTAACTATATCTCCAATATTTAATTCATAACCTTTAAAAGTTACATTTAATGTTAAACCGATTGCCTCTCTTGATCTTCTCAAAATAACTTCTGCCATTTCTTCTGCTTGATATTGAGAAGTAAGTGTAGGAAATTCAAATCTACCCTCTAATAAAAACCCACCATCAGCAGTTTTCATAGTTGCGTGTTGATCTGCACTTGGTAATCCTGAATCATCTATTGGTGGAAATTGAACCTCATCTACTTGATAATTTTTTGCTGGATTTACAAATGATGCTATAACTCTATTATACTTTTCATTTTTAGTGGGAATAGCTAAACCATAACCACCAATAATATCATCTTCTGTCAAAGTAATACTTGCTGTTCCTGTTGTTTCTATAATTAAACTATATTTGCCTTGTGTGTATGGAATATAACCTCTGCAACCTTTTATAAGTTCTCTTAAATTATCAATCAAACTTCTTGAGGTATCAACTGCTGTATTACAATCAAAAATATTTATATCACTACCACCAGAATATGGTGTTACTTGTGTTTCACAAACTTGTGAGGCATCATAAAAAGATTGTAAATCTATTTCATTTGTTGTTAAACCTTTTCCATATCTAGTGTTAGTTAAATAATCTAATATACACCATGCTGGATTAGTTTGATAAGATACTGTTTGTTCTACTAGACTTGCGTTATATGTTTTTACTTTCTTACCTTGTATTTTTGCTTGTACCTTTGGCATACCACCCCAAACATCTTGATTCCATTTAAACTTTAAAGCTAAATAACAAAGACCTG